ATGCCCTTCGTTTCTGGAAAGAATATCATTTTGATGGCACCGAAATGATTTATTATTCTCATAAGGTCACCCAACCCGATATTGACAATAAATATCTGACTCTTGTGGCACCAGAGGCATCATCAATTCTTGGAATCAGCAGAATGCTCAAACTTGCAAGCAGGACGGGTGGAATGTTCTCTGTAAAATATCAAATACTTTTGAATGACTGGGCAACCTATAGCACCAAAGGAACCCGTGAAATGCAAAATTATTGGCAGAAGATGTCACATCTTTCAATGATTGACCAACTTATCAATGCAATGGAAAACGTTCGGTTCAATAGAAAAACGAACAAGATATATCTTCAGATAGATTGGGCATCGGACATTGCATTGGATGATTTTGTTGTGTTTGAAACATATCAAGGAGTTGATGAGACATCGGCATCAAATTCCGAGGTATGGAATGATTCTTTCTTGAAGAACTATGCCACGGCACTTGTCAAGGAACAATGGGGGATGAATCTGAGTAAGTTTGAAGGAATTCAATTGCCGGGAGGAGTCACACTCAATGGAAGAGCAATTCTTGATGATGCCAGAGCAGAGATTGAAAGATTGAAAGAACAAATGTCTCTTTCGTATGAGCTTCCAGTTGACTTTGCTGTGGGGTAATCATACATGCCCACTAATTTTTACATCAACAATTTTGAGAATCCACCAGAGCAAAATCTTGTTCATGACCTAATTATTGAGAGCATCAAATTCTATGGAATGGATGTTCATTGGATTCCGAGAACCACCACGCCAACCGCAGACCAACTCTATGGAGAAGATTCTCTTTCAGAATTTCGTCATGCCTATCCAATTGAAATGTATATCAAGAATGTAGAAGGGTTTGAAGGCGAAGGCGAATTTCTTTCACGGTTTGGTCTGGACATTCGTGACCAAATTACATTTACCTGTGCCATCCGAAGATTTGAAGACCTTGAGGCAACGCAAGACCATCCGACTGCGGGCATTACGTCAATACCCAGACCACGCGAAGGAGACTTGATACATTTTCCGTTGAATGGCAAGCTATTTCAAATTCAATTTGTGGAGCATGAGTCCATGTTCTATACTGCCGGAACTCTTCCGGTCTATGACCTTCGCTGTGAATTGTTTGTCTATAACAATCAGAATATTGAGACAGGCATTGTTGAGATTGATAACATTGCATCTACAAATACTGCCATTGGATACCGATATTCCAACACAATGCCCACCGGAACGACGGTGGACAATACAATCATTGAAACTGCCGCAAACACAATTCTTGACTTCTCCGAAACCAATCCATTTGGGAGTTTTTAAATATAAATGCTGGCCAACACATTTTCACACGGACTCATACGAGATTTTGTCATTTCCTTTGGAACGCTGTTCAATAACATCAAAATTAATCGGCGCCCATCGTCAGGAGAAACTGCAAGCACCATTGCAGTTCCTTTGATATATTCTCCGAAGCATAAGTATCTTGCACGGATTGAAGAAGACCTTGCCCTTGATAAGCCGGTTGCAATTACACTTCCGCGAATGTCATTTGAAATGATTTCCACAAGCTATTCTTCTGAGCGCAAATTAAATACAATACATAGAATAGTAAAACCCAACCCCTCATCAAACACGACCCTTAATGCTTCATATACTCCTGTTCCTTATGATTTTTCATTTCAATTGCATATATACACAGGAAATATTGAAGACGGAACACATATCATTGAACAGGTTCTTCCGTATTTTACTCCAGAGTTTACAATCAGTCTCAAGAGTGCAACTGCTCTGGGCCTGAACCTTGACCTTCCTATTATTTTAAATAATGTGGACATGGAAGATACCTATGAGGGGAGTTTCGATGACAGGCGAGTAATCACATGGACTCTTGATTTTACACTCAAGGGAAATCTGTTTGGGCCAATCACAACTAAAGGAATTGCCAACAAAGTGCTTGTTAATTTACATCCAACTACAAATACGTTGTCGGCAAATGGATACGATCAAGTTGTAACCCAGCCTGCAATGTTTGCCAATGGCTCGCCCACAACAGACGTATCACTTAGCGTGCCCTCGAATCAAATTAATGCAAATAATGATTTTGGTATTGCTTCTAATATATTTAATTACTGAGAAAGTTGAGACAACAGATGAACAATAATGATATAAGAGAATTGGAAATTGTTACTCCAGAAGAAGAAAAAAAGGAAGAACGTCTTGCTCATCAAGACCAAGACTATGAATACATCCGAAACAATCTAAAGGACATCATAGGGAAAGGTTCGGATGCCCTTGAAGGAATTCTTGAGCTTGCGCGGGACTCTGACCATCCACGCGCCTGGGAAGTGGTCGGACAAATCATGCGACAACTTGCCGAAACAAATAAAGACCTCATTGAACTCCAGAAGGACATGAAGAAAATCAAGGACGAAGAAGGTGCCAAGAAAGTCACGCAGAATGCAATCTTTGTCGGCTCGACCAACGAACTTCAAAAATTCCTTCGGAGCCAGGGTCATGTCAGTAAGAAACTAAAAGACTCAAGAAAGAAATCCGATGGGAAATGAATCATATCTAGGCAATCCGCTCTTGAAGCCGGCCGGTGTTCCTCATGACTATTCCGAAAAGGAGCTTGCCGAGTATATTAAATGCTCCAAGAAGCCTCAGTATTTTATTGAAAACTATATCAAGGTAATTCATGTGGACGAGGGGCTGATTCCATTCAAGCTATATAAATTCCAGAAGGAGATGGTCAAAACAATTCACAACAATCGGTTTGCCATCTTCTGCACTCCGAGACAGGTCGGCAAGTCAACTACAGTTGTTGCCTATTTCCTTTGGTATATCCTGTTCAATGAATCTGTCAACATTGCCATCCTGGCCAACAAGGGTTCACTTGCACGGGACATCCTGGGCAGGCTCCAGCTTGCATATGAGAATCTTCCAGATTTCTTGCAGCAAGGAGTGTTAATATGGAACAAGGGCAATCTTGAAATTGAAAATGGTTCCAAGGTGGTTGCCGCATCCACTTCCAGTTCGGCAATCCGTGGTGGTTCCTATAATATGATTCTCTTGGATGAGTTTGCATTTGTGCCGCCAAACATTGCAGACGAGTTTATGTCCTCTGTCTATCCTACAATTTCTTCGGGAACGTCTACAAAGATTGTGGTAGTTTCCACTCCGAATGGCTTGAATCACTTCTATAAGATGTGGGAGGATGCAAAAGAAAAGCGAAATAATTACATTCCCCTTGAAGTTCATTGGACAGATGTGCCCGGAAGGGACAACCTATGGAAAACTGAAACAATCCGAAATATTGGAAAGGAACGTTGGGCCCAGGAGTTTGAAGGAGAATTTGTTGGCGGCATGAACACGCTCATTTCTGGAAGCACCCTGAAGAATTTGGTGTTCAAGAATCCGGCAGAGAAAAACAATGGGCTTGATATATATGAACTTCCAAAGGAAGACCATTTATACATGATGACAGTAGATGTGTCACTCGGAGAGGAACTTGATTATTCTGCATTTTCTGTCATTGATGCAACAGAGATTCCATACAGACAGGTTGCCAAGTATCGCAGCGCATCCATTACTCCGTTGATATATCCTAATGTCATTGCATCGGTTGCCGAGAAATACAATCAGGCATATGTTCTTATAGAAATCAATGGTATTGGGAAACAGGTTGCCGACATTCTTCATCATGATGTCGAATATGAAAATTTGGTAATGATTTCCACGCGGGGACGAGCAGGACAGGTATTTGATTCTGGGTTTGGCAAAGGAACTTCTGACCTGGGCCTTACCATGTCCAAGAAAGTCAAACAAATTGGCTGTTCTATGCTCAAGAGTCTAATTGAAGAGAGTAAGTTGATTGTGAATGACTTTGATACCATTTCAGAGTTGAGTTCCTTTGTTTCCAAGGCAGGATCATACGAAGCCGATGCCGGATGTCATGACGACCTTGTGATGTCTCTTTTATTGTTTGCATGGTTGACCTCACAGCCCCATTTCAAGGATATTACGGACCTTGACATCCGAAAACGGCTCTTAGAAGAGAAAATGAAATTGTTAGAAGAAGATATTTTGCCATTCGGATTTGTGGATGCCGGGATGAACAGGGAAGAAGAGGCATTTGTAGATTCTGAGGGGCAGGTCTGGTTTAGCGTTCCTAATTGAAAAACTCCTTTTTTATAAATATTCA